TAGGGGGTGTAATTGATGAGGGTATACTTAGTAACTTAGCTGAGATTAACACTAAGGCTCTTGTAGACGCTCTTAGAGACAAGGACTGGAAGAAGATGCGTCAGTGGGTCGCTAATAATGTAGACAGTGACCCTCAGGCGGTGTATCGTAAAGTGTATGACACAATGCTGGATAAGGTGAAGCAGGTGCCGCAGTTGGTATTGTTAATTGCGGATTATCAGTATAAGGCAGCCTTTGTCGCTGACCAAGAAATTAATTTGACTGCATGCCTCACTGAGATCATGGCTAATGTGGAGTTTAAATAGTGTGGTCATACGAAAAGTTAAATGCCGTACATTTAGAACTTAGCAGTCGGTGCAATGCCGCCTGTCCAGGATGTCCTCGACATCTTAGAAACTCTCCTAATGTGGATCCTAATTTACAACAACGGGATATTAGCATTGGTGAGTTTAAGTCTTGGTTCAGTCCTGATGCATTAGCCAAGATTGAAAACTGGATTATATGTGGCACCCACGGGGATCCTATCACCTGCAAAGACTTAGTAGAGATAGTAGAATATATCTGCCAACATAGCCCGGGCTCTATACAGATTAATACTAATGGTGGGTTGCGAGGTACTCAATTTTTTTCGGACTTGGGTAGGGTACTTGCAGAAAATAAATTGCCTGATGTAAACAGAGCAGTTATTTTTTCCATAGATGGGTTAGAGGATACAAACCATTTATATCGAAGGCAGGTAAAGTGGGATAAAGTTATTAGCAACATTAAGGCATATGTTGCGGCAGGTGGTCTTGCGGCATGGGACTTTCTAAGATTCTCATACAATAGCCATCAAGTAGAGGAAGCTGAAAAGTTAGCAAAAAGTCTAGGAGTACATTTTAGACTTAAAAATCCTTTCGGTGTTGATGGTACAGGAATGCCTGTATATGACAAGGACTATAATCTAGAATATGTTATCAACCACTGGTCAGAAGGTGATAAGGAACCCTATGTGCCTCCTCACTTGGGGTATGTTGCCCCAAGACCTAGATTGAAAACACGCCAAGGGTGTATAGAGTGTAATGCGTTTAGGAATCATCATCCCCCCAACCACGAGAAACCTATGTGTGAAATTTATATTGACCACTTAGGTAATGTACAGCCTTGTTGTTTTGTAGGGAACAAGATGTATGGACCTGCATATATGGAAGAAGCCACAGAAGTTAGAGGTGTACAAAAGGCTATCGGAAATCGTAACAATTTGTATACTTATAGCCTGCAGGAAGTGCTTGACAATGGTGCTCTAAACATGTATAGTGATAGTTGGAAGTATAAAACAATTAATCAATGTTGGGTGCAATGTGGTAAGCAAGAAGGCGGCGATAGATTAATTGATAGTTTATTTGTTAAATAGTTAGGATATAATATGATTAATAAAGACCCAGGTAAAAGACATTTTTATATTAGCATTGTCAAAAGTGTATTGCGGTTCGCCGCATGTGGCTACTTGTATGTAGGTAATTATGAGGGAGCCGCTCTCTTTTTGTTCTCGGCAGAAGTATTAGGAATTGCTGAGGAGATTTAATGGACATTGTTCTTGTATCAGGTGGGTTTGATCCTTTACACTCTGGACATATAGATTATTTCCGAGAAGCTAAAAAACTTGGAGATAGGTTGGCAGTAGGTATTAACTCTGATGCCTGGCTTATTAGGAAAAAAGGTAAGGCCTTTATGTCAGAGCAGGAACGAACTAGCATCATATCTTCCTTAGAGATGGTAGATGCAGTGTATACTATGAATGACAGTGATGATACTGCCACAAACTTCATAGCCTCTATGATGAATGATTACCCAAATGATAACCTCATCTTTGCTAATGGAGGTGACCGCACACAAAAGACCGTACCTGAGTTTCATCGGTTTGATTATCCTAAGTTGAAATTTGTCTTTGGTGTAGGGGGTGACAAGACACAAAGTAGCAGTGAATTACTGAAACAGTATCAGACTACCGAAAGAGTTTGGGGACACTTTACAGAACTATTTAAAGATAGTAGAGTAAAGGTTAAGGAACTTGTTATTGAACCTGGTAAAGGTATTAGCTATCAGAAACATTTTCTAAGAAGTGAAGTGTGGTTTATCAGTCAGGGTAAATGCACACTAAAGACTAGCATGGGTGAAAGAACAAATTTTACCATGCATAATTTAAGAGAGGATGATGTACATGTTGTCAGAGCAAATGAGTGGCATCAATTATACAATCCTTACAGTAAACCTTGTCATGTGATTGAGATACAATATGGTGAAGAAACAAGTGAAGAAGACATCCTCCGAGATGAAACCTAGTTTCCTCGAAGATTTAGGTCCGCCCGTAGAACAGTTTAATGCTGAAAGTTATGTGGAGAAGAAAAAGGCTATAAGTCCCTTTGACTTTGCTAACAGTATTAATCATTCTAAGGATAATCTAATTATAGATGACTGGAGTGAGAAGCAATATAATCCCTTTATTGTCAATAAGGCTATGAGCTATGGACCTGATACTGTTATTGCCGCGAACGAGATGAACTCTCGCCCACACCTTGCACACAAGATGCAATATGACTTTTTACTCAATGTTGTCCGCAGTAAGAAGCGTTACAACAAATGGTTAAAACCTGAGAAGGAAGAGAATATTGAAATTGTAAAGGAGTACTTTGGATATGGTAATACAAAGGCACAGGAGGCACTAAGACTTCTGTCAGATAAAGATCTAGGGGAAATACGAGCTCGCTTGAATAAGGGAGGTAAAAATTAAGTAAAGTATAAATAACCAGCGGAAACATATTTTAACTTCTCACTATAATAATAGGTATTAATAATGAGTGAAGATTTCTTTGATATTGATTACCCTGGTTATGCGCCTCTGGAAATCAAACTAAAAAATGCAGATGACTTTTTAAAGATTAGAGAGACTCTATCTAGAATAGGTATTGCTTCTCGAAAAGAAAAAATCCTATATCAGTCCTGCCACATTTTACATAAACAAGGTCGATACTTTATCACACACTTTAAAGAGCTTTTTGCTCTGGATGGTAAAGCGGCTGACTTTGATGAAAACGATCTGCAACGCAGAAACACAATTGCCAAACTGTTATCTGACTGGGGTTTATTGGATGTAATGCATCCTGAAATCCATGAAGAACTCGCGCCGCTAAGCCATATTAAGATTATTGCTTTCAAGGAAAAGGGCGAGTGGGAACTGATAACAAAATACAATATTGGTAAAAAGAATTAAGTATTGCTCTTGTAATTTTAGAGATAATACTTATATATAGTAGGTGACGCCGTAAGGGTCACTTAAAATTTAACTCGCTTAATTAAGGAGAACACAATGGTAGTTCGTAAATTTAATGCCTCTAATTTAGAGGATATCAAGGATCAAATCTCGCCTTTCACAATTGGCTTTGACCGCATCTTCAGTAATCTACATACGGTTGCTGACCTGTCAAACAATTATCCGCCTTACAATATTATTAAAGACAACGATCTTTATGTTATTGAATTTGCCGCCGCTGGCTTTGACGAAGAAGAATTAACTATTCATCAAATCCCAGAAGGCAACAAATTGGTAATCCAAGGCGTACAGCAAAAAGAAGATAAACGAGATTATATCCATCATGGAATTGGTGCTCGTAACTTTACAAAAACATTTGCATTGAACGATGACATCGAAGTCGTAGGTGCAGAGTTTACACACGGTATGTTGCGTATCACATTAGAGCATATTGTCCCTGAGGCGAAAAAACCAAAAGAGATAAAAATCTCTACAAAAACTTTCCTACAGGACTAAATAGTATGTAGTGTACACTACGGGGGAGCCGCGTTTCCTTTCCGCGCTCCCCCAAACTCTTAAATTATTATAGGATATTATTATGACCACACATGAACAGATTATTGCCGCTTATGAGGAATACCTAGTACAACACGAAGCATTTGAGGTTGGTGGTAAAAAGGTTGCCGCAACTCGTGCCCGCAAGGCACTCGGTGATTTAGGTAAACTTACAAAAGAACGCCGTAAAGAAATTCAAGAAAAGAAGAATTCACTATGAGCGATGTCCAAATTGTAAAGCTCACTTCAGGTGAGGAACTTATTGGTAAGGTAACTGAGACAGACCTCGAAGGTCGCCAGCTTGTACAAATTGAAAAGCCGGCAGTAGTTATGCTTATCCCTGACCAAAAAGAAGAAGGTAAGTTTGGTATTGGGCTGGCACCATATGCTCCTTATGCTGAAGGCAATCTTATCCCAATTTTTCCTAATCACATTATTTCAATTTTCTCTCCGGCTAAGACCTTGTTGAATGAATACAATCAGCATTATGGTTCTAAGGTCATTGTTCCTGAGTCCAAAATTCAAATTTAATTGCTATATTGGTAAACTTCCGCTTGACATCGGCGGAAGTTTACTGTATAGTGTACAGTATGAATAGAAACTTTTATAGCTATGCCTGGCAATATGGCAACAAGGTGTTGTTACGCGGAGTGCGTGACGGCAAAAGATTTAACGAGCGACATGAGTTTAAGCCTACTCTTTATGTAAGAGCAGAGGGCTCCTCGCAGTACAAAGGTTTATATGGTGAAAACCTAAAACCTATTGAGTTTGGCAACAATGCCGACTGTAAAGAATTCCAGGACAAGTATAGTGACATTGAGAACTATCCTATCTATGGACAAACTGACCTAACTTATCAATTCCTTTCTACGCAATATCCCAATGACATTGACTTTGATTTGTCACAACTTTCAATCTGGTCAATAGATATTGAGACTACTGCTGAACAAGGGTTTCCTAATGTAGATAACCCGCTCGAAAAAGTACTTCTTATTACTGTTATGAATAATAACACAAAAGAAATATTTACATGGGGCGAGGGTGAATGGACACCCGGTGATGCTACAAAACATCTCAATGTAACATACGAGCCCTGTGTAGATGAACACGAACTTCTAACAAAATTTGGTACATGGTGGTGCAATGAATATCCAGATGTTATTACTGGTTGGAACAGTAGTCTTTTTGACATTCCTTATATCGTTGCCCGTATGGATAAACTGTTTGGTAACGATGCAAAGAATTCTCTTAGCCCTTTTAACATGACCCGCCGTCGTGGTATTAAAATGCATAACAAGGAAATTACTGCATATGATATTAAAGGTGTTGCACAATTAGACTATCTAGACTTATACAAGAAGTTTACTTACACTGCACAGGAATCCTACAAACTAGATTACATTGCTGAGGTAGAGCTAGGTAAGAACAAGTTGGAAAGTGGCTATGATACTTTCCGAGAGTTTTATGAGAATGATTGGAATCGCTTTATTGATTACAACATCATTGATACTAAACTTGTTGATGAGCTCGAGGATAAGATGAAACTTATCGAGCTGATTGCTACAATGGCATATGATGCTAAGTGTAATTTCAATGACATTTATTCTTCGGTGCGTACTTGGGACTGCCTACTGTACAATCACCTGCTGAATAAAAACATTATGATTCCTGCTCGTAAAAACTCTGAGGGTCGCCGCATTGAAGGTGCGTATGTACAGGAACCTAAGCCAGGTAAGTATGACTGGGTTATGTCCTTTGATGCAACTTCCCTGTATCCCTCTATTATTATGCAATACAACATGAGTCCTGAAACACTAGTACCTGGTATGGTGGACTGCACTGTAGACTCTCTACTGGAGCGTAAGGCAGAGATAAACACTGAATATGCTGTAGCGTCTAATGGACAAACATTCCGTAGAGACAAGCAAGGATTGTTTCCTGAGATCGTATCTAAGTTTTTTGATGACCGTCAAAAGTACAAGAAGCTGATGATTGCCACACAGAACGAATACGAAAAAACAAAAAACAAAGACTTGTTGAATGATATTGCAAAATACAATAACTTTCAGATGGCAAGAAAGATTCAGT